TGCTGATTCAGCTGACTGATTACCCTTAGAAAAATAGGTCGATGCCATGGCAGGCAAGAAATCCACTAACGCCGAAAAAGAATGGAGAATCGCTCGGGTTGCAGCTCTGAAAGCACGCAACGTTCCGACCTCTGAGGCCGTCGCATACATGACACGTGAATGGGGGGTAAGCACCCGCCAGGCAATGCGTTACATCAGCTGGGCTAATGAGGTCATAACTAAGGATTGGGATATTGATCGGCGTCAGCTCACCGCTGAACTGTTGGCGCAACTTACGTCATTGGCTCAGGAGACCCGTAAAACAAGCCAGCCATCCGTAACCCTGGGCTGCATTAACTCGATCGCGAGGATTGCTCGCATCCTTGACTAATGAGCATCCTTGCGGCTGTCCCAGGTGGCTCTGTCCTATCGGAGGTAATCGCAGGCTCAGCCTTCAAGGTGGAGGATTATGCCGAATATGTTGATGGCTTGGTCGAGGGGCTTACTGGGCCACAGCGACAGGTCTGGGATACGGAGCAACGTTTTAAGCTGCTCTGCTCTGGCAGGCGTTTTGGCAAAACCTATCTCTGCATTACCCGCCTGATCTGCTGGGCAATGGAGAAGCCCGGAAGCCTTTGCTGGTATGTCACGGCTAACTACCGGATGGCAAAACAGATCGCCTGGCGTCAGCTGAAGACGATGGCTCCGGAAGAGCTGGTGGTTAAACGGAACGAATCAGACCTGTCGATCGAGCTGGTTAATGGCAGCCTGATTGCATTGCGCGGTGCCGATAACGAAGACAGCCTGCGTGGCGTCAGCCTTTCAGCTCTGGTAATTGATGAGGCGGCGTATGTAAAACAGACAGCATGGGAGATGGTGTTACGCCCTGCCTTGTCCGATCAGGGTGGCCCTGCATGGTTCATTACCACCCCTGCTGGCCTGAACTGGTTCCACGATTTATGGGAGCAGGCGCAGACCCAGGAAGACTGGGACACCTTCTCCTTTACGACCATTGAGGGTGGCAACGTTTCAGCAGAGGAGATTGAGGCGGCCAGAAACACGCTTGATGAGCGCACCTTTCAGCAGGAATACCTCGCCAGCTTTGAAACACTGGCTGGTCGGGTCTATCCCGGTTTCGGGGATGACAACATCCGCAGCGATGTAAAAGATATGGGTGGACCGATCTATTGGGGATCTGATTTTAACGTCAGCGTTATGGCGGGTGTTCTAGGCAGCAGGGTTGGTGACACGCTGCATATTTGGGATGAGTTGGCCGTCAAACAATCCAACACCGATGAGGTTTGTGCTCTGCTGAAGGAGCGATTCCCTGATCGTCAAATCCTGGCTTATCCCGATCCAACCGGATCAGCTCGCAAGACTTCATCCGCCGGGCGAACAGACCATGACATCATTCGCCGGGCAGGGTTCAGCTGCATCAGCCCGAAATCATGTTGGGCAGTAAAAGACAAGATCAACGCGACGAACTGGATGATCCGCACTGTTAATGGCGACATGAAGCTGTTTGTTCATCCGCGTTGTAAGCACACCATTAAGGCCCTGAAGAACGTCACTTACAAGCAAGGGGCCGAGGAGTACGTGATTGACAAGACAGGAAACATTGAACACTGGACAGATGGCCTGGGCTACTTAATCCTCGGTGCATTTAATCCATTGCATGAACGAGCTGGACGGGGCACCGGAATCCGTCTTTACTAAACTGTTGCCATCGGGCGGGATTCTGCTGTGTATTCAGGTTTTTCTGGCGGGCGTCAGCGGGTCGGCAACGTTACCCAGGTCAATGATCCAAATACCGCATGGGTTAACATGGAGCCCCATTGGGGCCTGATTGAGACACTGCTGGGCGGCACTTACAAGATCAGAAAGGGACACCGCAAATATCTGCCGCAAGAGCCAAGAGAACTAGATGAGGCTTATGACAACAGGCTTCAGCGTTCTGTGCTCAGCCCTTATTACGTAAGGCTTGAGCGGATGCTCGCTGGGATGCTGACCCGCAAGCCAGTCCGCCTTGATGATGTGCCGGATCAGATAAGAGAGCAGCTGTTTAACGTCGATTTGCAGGGTAACGATTTACAGACCTGGCTTTTCGCAACTGCTCGCCTGTGCATCCGCTATGGGCACGTCGGTGTCTTGGTTGATGCGCCCGTAGCTGGGCAAAACGGCAGACCCTATTACGCCAGCTATACGCCCAGAGATATTTTGGGATGGAGAACTGAACTAGCAGACGGCGAACAAAAGCTGATTCAGCTCCGGCTGATGGAAAAGGTTCTTATACCTGATGGCTTGTATGGGGAAAAGGAGGTTGAGCAGGTTCGAGTCTTAACCCCTGGCGCGTATGAGATTCATCAGAAGGATCAGAAGGGTGATTTCAGGGTTGTCGATGAAGGTCGCACCAGCCTTAATGAGATCCCATTCAGCGTTGCCTATTCAAACCGGCTTGGCGTATTGGAATCGATCCCTCCGCTTGCAGATATTGCTGAGTTAAATCTGCAGCATTACCAGGTGCAATCGGATTTAAGCAATCAGCTGCATATCAGTGCTGTACCGATGCTCGCCATTTTTGGTTTCCCTCAAGGGGCAGAAGAGATCAGCGCAGGCCCAGGAGAAGCGATGGCATTGCCTGAAGGATCGTCTGCCCAATACATCGAACCGGCTGGCAACAGCTATGACGCACAGTTCCGGCGTTTAGAGCAGATTGCAGGTCAGATAAACGAGCTTGGTCTTGCGGCTGTGCTTGGGGCAAAGCTGGTCGGCGAGACAGCAGAAGCCAAGAGAATCGATCGCAGCCAAGGTGACAGCACAATGATGGTTGTTGCTCAGCAGATGCAGGATCTGATCGATAACTGCTTGCGATTCCATGCCGCATATCTAGGACAGTCGAACCCAGGCAGCAGTCTGGTTAATCGGGACTTTATGGGGATGCGTCTGGAGCCGCAGGAGATTCAGGCATTGCTGCAGCTCTATACCGCCGGGACGATTACTCAAGAAACACTGCTTCTGCAGCTGGAAGCAGGTGAGGTTCTGGGGGATGATTTCGATGTAGAGGAAGAGGTAGATGCCACCCAAAATGGCGGGATGACTGAAAGAGAGTCCCTGCCGCCTTCAGAAGCCACAATGCCAGAGAGAACCGATGAATCTGATGAGCTGGCTGAGTAAGGTCCGCAAGCCGGAGCCCCCTCGTAAACAGATCGTCTATTTCGCTCAGGAGGAGCTGCAAAACGAGTATTACGCCGTCATACGAATCACTTGGTTTTTTAATGGTGAGATCTGTGACGTCTTTGAATCCAGCATCTCTCGTTATGACAAAGAGGCTGTTGCCGAAATCCCCAGCCTGATTCGTGATGCTCTGATTCATGGCGCTGATATTTCGGTGATCTGCGTTGAATCTGCTGATGCTGTGGGGTTTAAACCGAAATGAGCGAGTTTAAGGAGCTATACCGCAATGCCATCGATCTCAACCGCTTCAGCAACGGTTTAGCGAGGCGTCTGATCCGTGCATATAACGATGCTGTGTTGGATGCTATTGATCAGCTCCGTGGGATTGATGAGCTTGCGTCGCCTGTTAAAGCTGCACGGCTTCGGGCGATCCTGGCGCAGTTAAACGAATCCCTAAATAGCTGGGCGGATGTAAGCACCGCAACCATGACTCAGGAGCTGCAAGGTCTTGTAGTTCTGCAATCGGAGTTTGCTGCAGAGCAGCTGCAGAAGGCATTGCCTGCGGGTTCTGCTGCCATGGTCGGGACAGTAGAAGTCAGCCCTGCCTTTGCTCAGGCCATGGTGACAACACAGCCGACGATGGCTGGTGTCGTAAACCTGAGCGACAGCTTCGAGAGGATCGCCAGAAACGCAGTGACCTTTCAATTGACGCTGGGGCAAGAAATCAGCCTGCCGAATGGTGAGGTTGTACGAGATGCCTTCAGCAAAATGTCTGCCAGGCAGGCAGAGCTTTTCAGTATGTCTGTACGCAACGGGTTGCTTGAGGGGCAATCAACAGCAGCCATTGTCCGACGCTTAAAGGGACGGCTGACTCGAGAACAGCGTGGTTCGATCGACACCGTTATTGCCGCGGGCGGGCAGGCAACCAGCATCCCGAATCGACAGATTAAGGCGATCGTTCGGACAAGCATCAGCCAGGTTGCAGCTGCAGCAAATCAGATCATCGCGGCTGAGAACTCAGATATAACCAGGAAATATCGTTATACGGCGATCCTTGACAGCCGAACTTCAGCTATCTGCAGGGCGCTTGATGGAAAGGTC